AACGTGTGTGTCTTACCTTTTACACTACGCAATTTTCAATGATAGTGTTAATATAGGTATCCTGGCAAACAAGGCAACGACTGCTCGAGAACTTCTTGCAAGACTTGCCACAGCATATGAAAACCTCCCGACATGGATGCAACAAGGAATCCTGGTCTGGAATAAAGGAAACATCGAATTAGAAAATGGCAGTAAGATATTGGCAGCTTCTACGTCTGCAAGTGCTGTCCGAGGCATGTCGTTTAACATTCTCTTCCTCGACGAATTTGCCTTCGTTCCAAACCATATTGCAGATGCCTTCTTTGCCTCTGTTTATCCTACTATTACTTCCGGTCAAAGCACGAAGGTAATTATCGTATCTACCCCACACGGTATGAATCACTTCTACCGTATGTGGCATGATGCGGAGAAAGGTAAGAATGAATATATCCCTACAGATGTTCACTGGTCAGAGGTACCAGGTAGGGATGACATTTGGAAAGAACAGACCATTGCTAACACATCTGAACAACAGTTCAAGATTGAGTTTGAGTGTGAGTTCCTTGGTTCTGTCGATACATTGATTGCACCTAGTAAATTAAAGTCTATGGTGTATGATAGTCCACTCCAAAAGAATGCTGGATTGGATATTTATGAACAACCCATGAAAGACCACGACTATGTGTGTACGGTTGACGTGGCACGTGGTGTTGGTAATGATTATTCAGCATTTATCATTGCTGACATTACATCGTTTCCTCATAAGATTGTAGCTAAATATAGGAACAATGAAATCAAACCGATGTTATTCCCTAATGTCATCTGGGAGGTTGTCAAACAATACAACAATGCCTTTGTCTTGTGTGAGGTCAATGATATAGGAGATCAAGTTGCATCCATTCTTCAGTATGATCTAGAGTATCAGAATTTACTGATGTGTGCCATGAGAGGTAGAGCAGGTCAGGTTGTAGGACAAGGGTTTTCTGGAACTAAGACACAATTAGGTGTCAAGATGTCAAAGACTGTCAAGAAGGTAGGATCACTTAACCTCAAGACAATGATTGAGGGTGACAAGGTTACCTTTAATGACTATGAGATTATCTCCGAACTTACTACCTTTATTCAGAAGAATAATTCATTTGAGGCAGAAGAGGGTTGTAATGATGACCTGGCTATGTGTCTGGTGATCTATGCATGGTTGGTTGCACAGGATTACTTTAAGGAACTGACTGATCAGGATGTTCGTAAGAGACTATATGAAGAACAAAAGAATCAGATTGAACAAGACATGGCACCATTTGGTTTTATGAATGATGGTTTAGATGAAGGGATGTTCATTGACTCTGAGGGTGATCGGTGGACCACTGCAAGTCCATATGATGAGTATGGTAGTAACGCTGGTGGTTGGGAGCTCTGGAACTATTAATGGATCTTGATGAACAGATTGAATTAAATCATCTCTTACTTACTGATAGAAAGTGTAAGAGTTGTGGTGATGTTAAGAACCTCGTAGATGGATTTTATAGGACAAGAAAGGATAGAGGACCAGTGCCATCATCATATTCTTATGTGTGTAAGGAGTGTTTTATAGAATATGTGAGAGAGAAAAAGAAAGATAAGTGCCCAAGGTCTCGGTGGGAGTATCCAGATTGGTAATTTACGTCTTGTTTTCGTCGTCAAAAAGGTCAAATTTCTAAATATTAATAGTTAAATTGAGACCATAGGAGAGAGAAAACATGGCTACTCCTCAATTATCTCCAGGAGTATTAGTCAGGGAAGTTGACTTAACTGTTGGAAGAGCTGAGAACGTTCTTGACAACATTGGTGCAATCGCTGGTCCATTCCCAATCGGACCCGTAAACGAGCCAATTACGATTGAGACCCAACAACAATACCTGGATACTTTTGGTCAGCCAATTGGAACTGACAGACAGTACGAATACTGGATGACTGGAAATTCTTTCCTCTCATATGGTGGAATCCTTAAGGTTGTTAGAGTCGGTGGTAATAACCTCAACAACGCAAACGCTGCTGTTGGTGGTGCATCAACTACCGTTGTAATTGAAAATGTTGATGATTACGATCTCAATCATACCACTGATACTTCCTACTACTGGGCAGCAAGAAACCCTGGTGAGTGGGGAACCGATCTGAAAGTCTGTACTATCGACAACAAGTCGGACCAGATTGTTAGTGTTGCTTCTACTAATCCCGGAGCATTGAATCTGGTTGTTGGAACTGCTGTTACCACAACAAGAAACTCTGTTAACATCCCTGGAAATGGTGCTGTTAATACTTTTACTGGTGCTCTTAGAGGTATCATTACTGGTGTTACCACTGATGCACAGAATGGTAACAGTTCTGTTGAAGTTAGAGTTCTTAGTAGAGTAAATCCCGAAGTTCAGGATCTCCTGAATATTGGTGTAACGACCATCTCTTCTGCAGCTGCTGCTAGTGCAACCACAATTAATGTGAACAGCACTTCTGGTATTACTACTGGAACTGTTTTCCTGTCTCCCGGCAACGGTGGTATCAAGATTGCTAGTTTTGTAGCTGATACTTCAGTTACTTTGGAAACTGGAATCGGTAATTCACTTCCCACAGTTGGTGCAGGTATTACCTATCAGACCATTGTATCAACTGCTGGAACAGCAACAGCAATTAGCTATCAGCAATACAATGACGCTGCTTCATTCAAAGAGGCTGATGTTCTTACTCTTGCAGATGCATCACAGACATACAGTGCAACTGTAACTGCTGGAGCTGTCAAAGACTGGTATGACGAGCAGACTTTGAGTCTTGAAAACTCGACTATCTTCTGGAGAAGTATTGCTCCAAGACCTGTTGATAACCAATACGTCACTCAAAGAAATGGTAGTAATGACGCACTACACGTTGTTGTAGTTGATGACACAGGTTCGGTCACTGGTGTTCAGGGAAATATTCTTGAATCATTCCTCTCCTTGTCTAAGGCATCTGATGGTGAGGCTGATGCAGATAACCCAACTAAGACCTTCTATAAGGACTTTATTGCACTGAACTCCAAGTTCATCTTCGCTGGTTACAATCCTTCTCAGAAGGAAGATACCTACCATAACACACTCCCAGTTGCATCAGGTTTCTCTTCTGGTAATACACCAAATAGTGTGGCCGAGGGTCTTTGGGGTCAAGTTGCATTGAACAATAACTTTGCTTCACTTGGATCTGTATCTTACGCACTTAAGGGTGGTGCAGATTATCAGGCAAATGGTGGTATGTCTGCTGACCTATCTAACCTTGTCACTGGTTACGGTCTGTTTGATAATAAAGATGAGATCGACATTGATTTCCTCTTGATGGGTCCTGGTCTGGAAGTTGAGAGTCAGTCTCAAGCAAAGGCCAATTATCTTATCTCCATCGCAAATGCGAGAAAGGACTGTATCGCAACTATCTCTCCTCATAGAGCTAACGTAGTTAATGTTGCTAATTCTGCAACACAGACTACAAACGTTCTTCAATTCTACTCACCCATTTCATCTTCTTCGTTTGCTGTACTTGATACTGGTTACAAGTACATGTTTGATAGATTCAATAACGTGTTTAGATTCGTACCAACGAACGGTGATGTAGCCGGTCTGATGGTAAGAACTGCGATTGAAGCATTCCCATGGTTCTCTCCTGCAGGAACACAAAGAGGTGTCTTGAATAATGCTATTAAGATGGCATACAACCCATCTAAGGATCAGAGAGATCAACTTTATGGATCTAGAATTAACTCTATCATTACCCAAAGAGGTGCTGGTATTGTACTCTTCGGTGATAAGACCGCTCTGGCTTATTCATCAGCATTTGACAGAATCAATGTTAGAAGACTATTCCTGACGGTTGAGCAATCACTTCAAAATGCTGCTAACTCTCAACTCTTTGAACTTAACGATTCAAATACAAGAGCCAACTTTGTCAACATCGTCGAACCCTTCCTGAGGGATGTACAAGCTAAGAGAGGTCTATTTGACTTCCTCGTAGTTTGCGACGAGACAAACAACACTCCTGATATCATTGACAACAATGAGTTCAGAGCTGACATTTTCCTTAAGCCAACCAAGTCTATCAACTTCATCACCCTGACGTTTGTTGCCACCAGAACTGGTGTTGACTTCCAGGAAGTTGTTGGAACTGTTTGATTTTATTAAATAACTTAGGAGGCTTAACCAATGGCAGAAACAAGAACCCTTTCACAATTTAAATCGAGACTAGCGGGCGGAGGGGCCCGCCCAAATCTATTTGAAGTTTCGATTCCTTCCTTCCCCACTTCAATCAGTGATGCATGGGGAAGTGGAGATCAGTCTGAAAATGGAACATTTAAGTTCCTTTGTAAGGCTGCAGTTCTCCCAGCATCTAACACACCTTCATTTCCGGTACCTTTTAGAGGTAGAAATCTGAAGGTTGCTGGTGATAGAACCTTCGATCCATGGACAGTTACCGTCATCAATGATGAGGACTTCCAACTCAGAACAGCATTTGAAAGATGGGCAAACGTAATCAGTAAGCTCGATGATGCTACTGGTGTTACCAACCCTTCGTCTTACATGTGTGATGCATATGTTCAGCAGCTTGGTAGAGGCTCTGAGAAGTTTGCAACTACCAACGAAGGTGGTGAGTCTGCAATTCTTAGAACTTATAAGTTCATCGATATCTTCCCAACCACGGTTAGTGAGATACAGTTGAGCTATGATAGTGGTGATACCCTGGAAGAATTTGATGTCACCTTCGACATTCAGTTCTACACCATTGGCAATTCCACACAATCTACTGGAGCTAATGCTGGTGAGGTTCTGGTTGAATGATAAATAACTAGACAAGCAAGTCTAGTTAATCATAATGGCCAGATTATTTGGTTTCTCAATTGAAGATAACGAAAAGAATCCACCTGGCGTTGTTTCTCCGATCCCTCCTACTAATCAGGATGGATCTGAGGCCTTCGCCAGTAGTGGATTTTTTGGTAGTTATAATTTAGATATTGAAGGTCTCTATCGTAATGAGACTGATCTGATTAGAAGATATAGGACAATGGCACTCTATCCTGAGTGTGATAGTGCAATTGAAGATATTGTCAACGAAGCAATCGTATCAGATACTAATGATTCACCTGTAGACATTGAGTTATCTAATCTTAATGCGAGTGATAATATTAAAAAAATTGTAAGAGAAGAGTTTAGATATATCCTTGAACTTTTAGATTTTGACAAGAAAGCACACGAAATTTTCCGTAATTGGTATATTGATGGAAGACTTTATTACAATAAAGTTATTGATCAAAAGAATCCTCAAGATGGTATTCAAGAACTGAGATATATTGACGCTTCTAAGTGTAGATACGTAAGAAAACTCAAGAAGCAAGATAAAACTGTAGGTAATGTAAGAGATGACTTTGGTAGATCTGCCAATCCCACCGCATATAACTTCCCTGAGATTGAAGAATACTTCATGTACACCCCAGATATGGGAACTGCTCGTGGTGGATATAGTGGCAATCCTGCAAAAGGTATCAAACTTACCCGTGATTCTGTTACCTATTGTACCTCTGGTCTGGTA